ATAATAATATAAACTTTTGACGCGAACGGGTATTTAGACAAAAAAAAAGACACCCGTAATTTCGTACGAGTGCCCAATTCATTTAAATCATATTGAAAGTATATGCTATCATAAACGCTACACTTTTCTTGAATGACTCAAAATCGGAGTCGCTATTAAATGTGTATTTAATGTTCGGAGCAAACTGATTACCGTCACAACAGATCTTTCTTACGTTAATAACTACGTTTGAAGTGAAGCGGGTTCCGATATATCCCCATATCGAAAACACGTTTCCATTCATCCGTATATTTCCTTCAAAACATCCGGTTATTTCCTCACCAGCTATCTTCGCATTATAGTGCTCTTTAAGTGATGACTCTAATTTCTTATCCATTCTAAACTTCATGTTGCCTATCTCCTTTCTTTGCATAAAACAACAATATGCTCTATAATAGGATAGGCTTTTCACGCGAACAGGTATTCGAAAAAAAAAAAGACACCCGTAATTTCTTACGAGTGCCCTCTTTGCATTAATTTTTCGCTTCTAATTCCATAAAGACGCCACCAAGTTCCCTAAACGCCTCAAGTAAGTGTATCCAAATGCTAGGTGTGCACACAATCAAGTAGCAAGTTACCCAATCCGAACCACCGTCGATAAAACTGTTCTCAACTTTTATAAATTCTGTTGACTTCCACTTTACCTCCGGCCATGAGTTCAAGATCTTTTCTACTTCTCGACTGTGTTCTGCACTGCTTAACATTGAATATGCAAAATTGGCCTTAAACATAGTAATACCTCCTTATTGGTTGTAAAATTAGTCTTATGCTATAATAGCACCAGAATAAATCGCTAAAAGGGTAAAAAAAAAAAAAAGACACCCAGAATTTTCTGAGTGCCAATTTCTTAGTAATACATATTCATGATATCTTCATACTTAACGTCTAATATATCGGCTATTTTTCTTACCACATCTCTTCTTGGCTGAAATGCTCCACGTATCCAAAAATTCACGGTACTGATATTGCAATTTGTCATCCTTGCAAAATCCTCTCGTTTAATTTCTGAATTGATCAAAGCCATTCTTAGCCAAACTCTGAATGACGGGCATATTCCAAATAATGCCGTATTGTCGATCGTTAATAACATATTAAATACCTCCTTTCTTATACTGTTAACAACACAGAATTAATAGCGAAAAAAAAAAGACACCCGTAATTTCTTACGAGCGCCCTCTTTGCATTAGATCTCAAATCCAAATACAATACCAATGTTGAGCGCCATTGATCTGGCTATCTGCCTTGAATCCCAGTTTCCATTGATCGGAAATTCAATAATCGTTGCCGGGTTTATAAGCGTATCAGTCCCTGTCGGAGCCGCATTACCCTCGAAGCGATATGCCCACTTACACGTACCGTCGTCAAACGTATGACCTGGTTTTATCTCTCCGTTAATAGAGATCATACGTTCGCCGTAGATCTGAGTAAGTGAGTCAATACCTTTCAGGGTAATAACGCCATGAACAGTGCGATAACTTTTTTTATCCTTAATAACTGCTTTTAATTCCCTTTTAAGCTGCTCATCAAAACTATAACTAATCATAACATACCTCCTTAATATTATAAAAAGTTTTGCAATCTATGCTATAATAATAGCAGAATAAATCGCTAGGAGGACAAAAAAAAGACACCCAGAATAATCTGAGTGCCTGATTTGATCACAGTGCTTCTATATGCTCTCGTTTCTTATAATCTTTGACCGCTCTTCTTATCGAAGATTTTTTATGTGCCTGTTTTACTGACCATGTTGCGGCAGATGTTTTGTCTTCTTTTTCCATAATAAACATGTACTCGCAAACGCCGTTGTCGTCACACACCTTCCTAATCTTTGCTAAGAATTCATCAACGTTCATAAGTTACTCCTTTCTTTGCATAAAACAACAATATGTTCTATAATAGCGTCAGAATAAATCGCTAAAAGGACAAAAAAAAAAAGAATCGAAGAAATCCAGGCGAGGGGGTAAGCATTAATGCGCGAACACTTATACTTAAAACCCCCTGCCTTGAAACGTTTTCAGGAATTTTCCCCCTGGGAATTTTCAGGATCTGAATCTGGACTTCCTTCAACAATGACCTCAAATGAAATATAACGTGACTTCTCGATCTCGGGTAAGTCCTTTTCGAACCTAAAGCCTAAGAGCTCTTTAGTTGGGTCATCGTAATTGATCGTGAAGGTACCTGCTCTATTAAGCCTACGTGATCGGCCTCTAGCATACCCGACCATACAGCCGAGTAGAAACATGCCAAGGCCAATCATCAGGTAGGCCAACACAAGATCACTCATCGACAGTCACTGTCTTGTTTTCTTCGTTCTTGAGCACGCCATCACCATGGCAATGCGGGCAGCGATGGAAGCCTTCAATACCCTTACCTGTTTCCTGAGTGTAACCCTTGCCCTCGCACCACGGGCATTCTGTTGTTGTTTTAACCTTAACTGTTTTTGTTGTAGACATAACTTAATCCTCCTTAAATATCACGCAAGCGAAATCCGCTCGCGGCCAAACTCGTCGATCATAACGTTTGTCAGGCTGGTTGAGCCAAGAGCAAACGAATCAGTAGCCTTTGTGTAAGTAAGAACGGTAGCCGTTCCATCAACAAACAGGACACCAACAACAGCCGTTGAAGTATCTCTGTATGTAACAACAGTGCAAACATCGGTATCAACCTCAATGATCGCACCAATCATGTCGGCACCGGTAATCGGACGCTTCGGACGCTGGATCGTTGCGGCAGTGGTGTCAATTTTGAACGTTCTGAAATTGGAATCTTCGTACTTAAAAAACTTTCCCATAGTATCTCACTCCTTTGTGTAAAAATATAACGGAACTTCATCACCTGAGTTACCGTTGTCATAATAGTTTCCGTTGATTACCGTGACGACATGTTCGCCACTACATAGAATATAAATGCCTTTAGGATGGTCTTTGCAAAAGTCCGAAATTGTATAGCAAATCGGACAGGTGTTTGGTAGTGCATGACACACATACCCAATCGATTGTAAATAAGCTTTAAAGACTATGCTCGAATCTGGCATAGCGTATACGTATCTGCCCGTAGCGCATAGCTCATCGTATGCCACTTCCCATGGAACACCTTCAGCGGCGCATATCGCGCGAACTGTACAATCGCTAACAGATTTCGAGCCCGGATTTGGATTGAAAAATATGTATGCCATACACTATTCCTTATTCAGTTTTTAATTAAGACTCTGAACAGCAGTAATCGCTTTGTTGATCATGTTGTGTTCATAGTCAGATTCTGCTTTGTCGTACATGGGCTCAAGCGCAGCCACCATACGATCTTTGATACTATGACCATAAGTTGTATCGGGCATACCATTCGCCATGTTGGTCATATAACGACCGGTACGAGGATTGCGCCTGCCGTATGTACCGTTGAAGTCAACTGTCCCGCCATAGTTCATAGGAGAACGGCCATAATTGCCCTGATGCATCGGATAATATCCAAGTGTATCTTCTTTCTCCCATTCGCCATCTTTCAGGCAGTGGATGATCTTTACCGCTTCGAGGGCGTCTTTAAGACCTTTGACTTCAGTTGCGTCCTTTATCTCACCTTTCTTAACTACCTTCTTGATTTCTGAGCAAAGAAGGTCTTCAAGTGCTTCGTAATCTGAATTAGATAACATTCTCACTTCCTCCTTTCTCAGATTTCAATAGTAGCGTTCTTCATGAGGATTGCCTGGTCGGAGGTATTGGTAACGGTAACAGTCTGACAGCATCCACAGAAAATAGCTACAGGCATCTCTCTGCTAATGTTGAAATACTGTTCAACTGCTGCTGGTGTTACTTCCATAGCGCTTGCCGGAACTGTAGATCCTCCAACAGAGAAAGCTACAGTAATCGGAGCAACTGTTCCACCAGTGGGTATAGCGATATTGGCTCCGAAATTAACCGGATACTGTTTACACGGAGCATTGCAACAAGGACAAGTGCGTCTCTTATTAGGACCTCCGGAAAGCACAAATGAACCAGTTCCATCACTGTGCTTTACATTGCCGGTATTGTCACGGATCTGGGTCAGCGTAAATATAACAGACTGGCCTGGCTGAATAGTCTGCTCATCAATCGCAGTATAGAATCCCATTATGATACCTCCTTTCAGGAGTTACCACAACAAGACTGAGGCTGCATCTGAGGCCATCCATAGAACGGTCTTGCATACGGAGGATTCATGAAGTCCATGATGCGATCCGTCTGAGCCTGGTTATTGGCGATAAGCGTCTGAGCCAGTGCATTCTGGGAAGCAGCATTCTCAGCACGGTTAAGTCTCTGGAGGGTTTCATTGTACTTAGTCATAAGATTGTCATAGCGGTCCTGAGCCATCTTATCGTATACGCCCTGGAAGCCGGCATTCATCTGCGTAGACAGAGCGTTCATAGCATGATCGATTTCTGCACGATCGGAACAATGTTCAGCAAGCATGGTTGCCTGGAGCTGAGCTACCTGGAGCTTATTGTCACAACAACACTGCTGACGAGCCATCTCGTAGTTGCCCATCTGGGTCAGGATAGCGTTGTGACCATTGTTCAGCGTTGAGATGGTATCGAACTTGTCATTGGACATCTGCATCTGAACACCGTTAATAGCCTGCATGTTTGCCATGGCCTTATTGCAGGAGTCAACAGATGCCGCAGCAAAACCATTGGCAATCGCAGTATTGAGATTGCTGAGAGCCGTCATAATTGCTGACTGGTCGAATCCCTGCTGGACGCCAGCGTTGTACATGTACGGGACAGCCATAGCGGAAATATCATTGCCTCCGCCACCGTTTCCACCCCATCCGCGGCCTCCCCAGAAGCCACCACCAAGGAGAAGGATGAACAGAATAATCCACCATCCAAAACCGGCTCCGCCACCAAAACCGTCATTGTTATTGGAAAGAGCCATAATATCAGCAGCACTAAGGCCGCTTCCATTTCCTAAAGACATTCATTGTCCTCCTATAGAAATGTAATGAAATGTGTTGACGCGTTCCATATTCAGTTGTAAAGGTGCAAAAATATAAGAGCCATCTACTCAACGGAAGAAAGGAGTATCGGGATCTGCCGCGCCCGCAAAAGGAAAGACCGTTTTAGTAAGTAGATGACTCTTATTAACTTAAGGAATGAATATAAATGAGAAATTGTTTAAATGGGCGTTTAGTTCACTTAATCTGCTATAGGATACCGAATCCTTACAGCATTATCCATCTGCCTTATGTCGTTGTTTGCTATAAGCGAATGACCGTAGTTATTAAAATGCAACGTGTTCGGATCGTATACATCCATATTCTGATATGTCAATCCACCTCTGTCGTGGTCAAGAACTTTCACTCCAAATGCGGCAGCAAGTCCCCGAATAGCTTCATTGAAATCGCAAAGCGGAATCCCGCTGTCGTTAATTTCGGGAAATCCAGTTGCGCCATTTCTTTCAAACTGCCAAATTGGTGCAACCCATACTTCTGCTCTCGGATATGCCGTCAAAATCTTATCTAACATTATCCCGTATGCTTCCCTGAATGTCGTTGTCGTAGAGGGTACGGAACTTTTGCCATCATACGTGCCAAGCGGAACCTCGTTTTGAAAGTCGTTTGCACCCATCCAAACAATAATTACATCCGGGTTTCCCAAATTTTGGCACCGTGCCATACACCCTGCGGAAATCTCTCCGCCTGTTGTAGTAACACGAGAACCACTCCAAGAGTTATTAATGTCAAGCACCATTCCAAGAGCATCAATCAATTTTTTCCACCATGTATCGGTTACTGATATTACTGTTTCATTAGGGTAATATGTTGCATATCCGTTAGGAATATAACCTTCGTATGTGCTGATTGAATCCCCAAGGATCGACAGCTTTTTGCCTTTATAAATGCTATCAGGCATCGGATTACCGTTAATATCATAAGTCATACCCATTTAGCTCACCCCCAATATTGTATTTATTTCCGAAATGCTAAGTACACGATTGTAAACTGCCAACTTGTTTATTGTACCCTTCCAGTTGTAACCACCACTAGACCTCTTCCCAATAAACATTACCGCATCAGTAGTTTTGAATGTTGCGCCTGTTACCGTCATATCTAATGTTTTTTGACCGTCAACATAAAGATAAAGTTTTGAGGAAGTTGAGTTTGCTTCGTGCGTAATCGCACCGTGTAATCTGTGCATATTGTTGGGAAACTCTGTTGAATATTTTATATTTCCGATGCCGCCATACAAGCCATACTTCTTGATATACTCACCATTATTTTCCGTGCCTTGCAGAATGGCATTGTATCCAGCGCTGCTATCATTGCTATCTAACGCATGTAAGAAGTTTGTTGTACGTCCTCTTGTTAATATTTCTTCGTCTGTCGCATCGAACAGAACAGTTACCGATTTATTTGTGTCTGCAAGTTTAATGCCGGTATCTATGCCGGTGGCATTTGTGCCATCAATTACAGTTCCGCTAGGTACATAGTAAAGTAAATCAGAATCAGTTGATACTGATACACTTATGTTGGCGGTTTTACCCATGTAATTAACTGTTACAATGCTGCTAGTGTTTTTTAAGTTTCCGGTAAGTATATAGTCGGTTATTGTTTCTGTCGTTCCATCAGCGTATACGGCGTTTACTGATATATACGGTTTCAGGCTATCAAGACTATCCCAGTGGTAGACCGTATGTCCTGAGCTTGTATATGTTGCCGTTATGCCTGAGAGTGTCTTTCCTCCGCTCAGCGCCGCTACTAATGCGTTATAATTTTTTCGACCATCACTGTCCGACCATTCGCCTATATGCGCGAAACACAGCAATATTAGAGTTTTTGCTTCATTTGATAAACCGACATTAGCACTTATCCAATTAGTCCACGTTGATGATAAAGGGCTGTATGATCTAGCCCATACCTCCGTATTTGTTCGCCCTGCTTTGTATGTATAGGTCACCCGCTGAAACGTCCTGCCGACATTATTTCCGAAAACTTCATGCCAAACTTCCAAAATTCCATGTTCGCTATCGGATGTTGGCATATTTTGATATGAATTAGCGGCGTGAAGCATATACACACCGGGAGTCAATATGGTGTCTAAATCTGTCCCATCGGCAAGCCTTTGCGGTTTATTTAAGGCATCTAAATCAGCCTTTATTTCCTCATCCGCCGCTGCTAGATCCTTAATCCGCTGAGCATACGGCGTAAGGATTTCCTTTAAATCTGTAAATAAGCTCATATATCCTCCTTAATTAAGCAGCCCTATGAGCTGATTTTTTTCTGAAGTCGTCAATTGAACGGGCTGCCCATCTCCAGAAATCGTAATGTTTACAAAACCGTTTTCATCTGGAGTAATAGCTTCACCAGAATTAACCTTAACGCCCTTAACATCCGTTGTATCAGCAGCCTTGATAATATCAATAATATTTACTTTGTTACCTTCGCCGTCATACACCCAGCCAGAAATAGGCGACATATGGTCGTAGTTCTTGGTGTTGCCTTGGACGCCTCTAAGAAGATCCGCAATGTTGACCAGATTACCATCGGCATCTGTGAAATTTCCATTGATTATAGCCATTACACTATCCCCTTAAACATGTTGTAGGTTTCCTGGTTAATCCGGCCCGTCTGAAGCAGCATATCCAACGCCTGAGCAGGAGTCTGAATATTGGGGTCACCAAGCATGTTTTTGGCTGTTGCTGCTGGATCAAGATTCGGGTTCTGTTTCTGAGCACCCTGCATAAACATCTTTACTGCGTTGATCGGATCTATTCCCATAATTATCCTCCTTACTTAGAAAACTCCTTCCACGCGGACAGGAGTTGGTCAAGTTTACTATTAAGCTGGTTAATTTCTTCTTTAGTTGCATACTGTCCATCAGCAGTCTGAGGCGGAGGCGTTATCTCCTTAATCTCCCAGATTCTATCCGGACGGATAAAACCACTCTGGTCTCTTGACCGCATTTTGAGTGTTGTCATCGCCTGATCCAGAAAGAACATGCTACTGTTTGGGGCAATGTTATATGAATCAGCGAGCGAAATATCAGGCAGTAATGTAACCATAAGCGGTGTTCCAGCAGTCTGCTGTTGAGGCGGTGTTGGTTGCTGAAACTGGTTACCGTATGGATTGTAGTTGTTCATTTGGTTCTCCTTTTAAAATTACATTAACTTGGTGTTGGTGCTGTATCGTCAAGTAATCCGATAAGCTCTGCTTTTTGTGCAGCCGTAAGGTTTACAGCAGCAGAAAAATTAAGCTTCTCAACCCCTATAGAATTATTAGGAATTGTCATGTTCTGTATTGTGCCGTCATCAATCTTGCTCTGTACGACAGCTTTAAACGCCTGAAGATTGAGCTGAGGGGACGTAACATCCGAATAGCACTGCTGAATAGCGTTCTTTATGGACGACCGAACTTCCTCACCATAGACGGCGTTCATTATGTTGTTTAAATATGTTTGAATAGATGACACACCATCAATCCTCCGTCAAAATATCTGTTATTAGGCCGTCTTCCACAACCAATGTTTTATTATTGCCGACATCAACATTGCCCGTGTATCCTCCAATATCGATGGTTCTACCAGATGACAAATGGATGCCGTTCCTGTCTATAACAGCCACATCGACATAATTGTTGTCTTCAAAAACTTGTAAATGAATATCTCGTTTGGATTGGAGCAATAAATCCTTTTCAGTAGCAGTTACAGTAACGTTATATTCCGGATGGCCTTCATCATCGGTATAGTTTGCCGATAAGTCTATTTGACCGGTCATTACCTGATTCAAATAATCGGTGTCAGTGGCATTAATATAACCTCGAATAAGAGCGTCATTAATCCAGAGTTTGGTGTCTCCTTTAAAATTACGCCATCCACCAGCATCCCAACCACCAATAACATTTCCGTTACGATCATACATCTTCAACTTGCCATTGTCGTTGTTTAGACCGCCTAAACCAAGAAGGCCACCATGTATTCTATCAAACAACATGGTACCGGTAGTAATGCGATCCGCAACAATCGCTCCGTCCATGGTGATGGCAGCTCGATAAGTTGGATTCTGTGTTGGGTTGCCTATAAAATATCCAAGACCTGCACTATTCCATCTCCAACCACGCGTTGCAAGTTTATAGTCTTTTGTTTCGGTTATGAATATCTCTTTCATGCTACCATCATCGTTATAGACAAAGGTAACATACCCATTACTTCTAGAATTGATGATCGCAGAGGCATTGTCTCTAGCCATCTTAAGAACCGATGTATATGTCGGTTTTTTATTTATTTCATCAAGAAGAGCAGCATTTAAAGCTGTATTTACGCCGGTAAGAGTTGGTTCTGTCTTATTGCCTAATGTTATTGTTGTATCAGCTGGGTTATCAAGAGGAATTTCAAGCTTTGACACTTGAAAAACCTTATTAAGACCATGTGGAGGAGATATAACGGTAACGTTATCGAGAACCTTAATGTACATCAGCGATTTGTCAATTGACTGAAGATCTACAATTTTAGCCTCTAGTGTAAGGTTGTCAAATTGCTCGGATTGCAAGTATGTGGTCGCTAGCTCTTTCAGTTTTGCTGGGCTATCGACTTCAGACCATTCAATTTTACGGCAAATCCAACCATAAATATTACTAGCCTGTGTGTTTTCCAAATACAAACTACCACCATTTACAGACTCAATGGTCGTGTACTTATCTAGCTGACTTTCTTCAGCCCCGTCATCTTCAACAATAACTTCGACTTCTTCGCCATCCGGATTCGTATAACTACTTTGCTGTGAAGAGTCTTCTCTGATTACTGCCCCTATTGGTAAAACGGCTGTACAGAACTCGGTATTATCGTAGTTCTTAGCAAAATCAAATAGATTTTTACCAAAACGAATAATCTGACTATTGGTTCTAGGTGGATCTTTGAGTAAGTCTAAATATCTAGTATTTCCGCTCCATCTGATCTGAAGATGGCCACCAGTCGCTTCGACTATTTTATTAATAGCCTCTAATGTTGTTTCAAATTCTGTTACTGCATATTCAATAACATCTGGGAAATCAACAATGCCTACCGAAAATCGTTTCCAACCACCAGGCCAATCATAATCTCCGACTTGTCTATTGTGTATCTGTAGTAATGCACTTAAATATTGAGCATAAGTCTTGGCTCTATACTCAGCCTGTGGCTGAACTGAATCATTTAAATATGAAAGATCACCCTCACATTTTATCTTTCTGTTATTAAGCCAGTCATAATCTTCCTGGATTATTCGACCACGCCAAATAGCATCATACGAAGTATTAGTCTGTCTGAAGATGATGATCTCAGATGAAACTCGACTAATCTTGTCATATCCGACATTGCCTTTTGGTATAGTACATTCAAAAGATCCGGCATTACTATCTTCTAAAGTCAGTTTTGGATTCAAAACAACAAACTTAGTATCTTCTTCATCCGGATTCACGTAATGAGTATTATAGATACAGATGTCTTTTCTATACATCGGTGTCAACGTGTAAGGTTCAGAAGGAGGCTCATAATCCCATATTCTAGCAACTATTTTATACATTATAATGACCCTCTCCTAAATACTATAGATAGTGTTCCAGAACCTTCAGTAACAACGAATTTATTTACGTTGGTTTCCGAATACCCGCTCATAACAATATCGACGTCTTCAAGTGTGTCCCCTTTTTGGATTGTCTTTGTGACGTTTGATATGCCGAGTTCGGTGTTCGAGAATTTGAATTTGAGCAGGGTACTATCGCCATCAACCCCGACATATTTTAATTTTGGAACTACAGGTCTTCTACCAACATCCTTGCCGCTAAGTTTTATGGTCGGCAAAGCGGTTGGTGATATAGCAATGTTCCTACATTTTGACGACAGTATAATACCAGTTTCAAAGTTAAACGGATCCCATTTCCACTGATCTTCGATAGAGGTATAAACACTCAGTTTATATGGGTCCGCTGTGTATTTTAATGTAATTGTTGATCTGGCCTCTTCTGACTGCCACTGATCGACAGTAAAACGAGCCATATAATAATATTCAGGGTCATCCTTAAGGACAACCCTGAACCGTCTACCATGAAGGTAGTTCATTATTGACGAATAAGAATCTCTCCAATATCGATGACCGTTTAAGACCGTAAAATCCCACTGTCCTTCTCGGCCACCGATTATTGGAAAACCAGTAAGAGCATCCGTAAAATCGATAACCCCATCTCCCGCCGGATTATTAACGTAAGACAAAGAGACGGATGGCGGAGCAAAGAACAAATACCCGCCGGTCGGAACAAGATGCCAGTCTTCAAAAGTGTCTTTATCACCAATCAGCGCACTATGTTCGCCATGGTAATCACAATACTCTTTAACCATTCCCTCTCCTTCCAGCAAGAACTTGCTTCATTCCTAATTGTCTGTCTATTTCGTTTAGCATACCGCCAACACATGTCTTACCATCAAGGTAAATCTTTTGATTCTGCAAAATATCAATAAGTCTACTTGTCATGGCTGTGTTTCGATCAAGCGATCTTATCACGTCTTTATTGTTTTGTGCCGTAATACCAGAGAGCTGATTTACAGCGTCACCAACGTCGATCTTATTTGTTGTTGTAAGACCAACGGAAGCACTAGTTGTTCCAGTAAGAATATCGTTGAGAGATCTGAGTCCACCAATCGCTCTTGTAGAGTCCAGAACAGGTGTAACCTTTGGGTTAACGTTCCAGCTATCACTTTCAAGAATGTCCGGAACTGTGCTCATAGCCCCTCTAAGAATTCCCAACATGTTATCGGTCATTCCAAACATGGCATCTAACAGCATTCTACTGTTGTTAATGACACCTTTAGCAGCACCAGCAACCAGATAGTAACCAGATTCCATAGTCTTTCGAGAAGGAGACCTAATCTCAGCAGTCTGATTCATCGTATCAAGACCGCCCTCCATAAGCTTTTCACAAGCTTTATAGAAAATATCAGCGTTCTCTTCAATACCGTCAGCAGCTCCCTGGACAAAGAAGTACATGTTGGATTTGGCTAGTGGTCCGCCAACTCTTCCGGCAGCATTAGCACCATCTGCAGCTACTGATTTTGAAGCATCTTCGACTAAATATCCATTCTTTTTAATGGAATCAGCATAATCTTCGTCATTCTTTTTACCGGCAGCTGGCGTGTCAGTATTTTTAAGCGTTCCAAGAACCTCATCGGACATTTCTTCAGTAGTCCCAATAGGGCCACCGCTATATGCTTTTAAAGCTTCCTCATAACTAAGCGTCGTACCTTTAGCCGCACCCGGAGTATCCATTCCAGTTAACGCTGCTAACTGTTTGTCTACGGTATCCTGTGTAGCACCAACCGCGCCCGCTCCTTCGGTAGCAGTAGCCTCACTCCAGCCATTTGCGTAGCTCGTGAAGTCAGGACCACCACCCTCGATAAGATTTTTGGATTTAAGGTTAAACACGGAAAGAGTGTTTTCCATGTCACCAGTATACCCCTGGAGTTCAGCATTCTTGTCCATTCCAGATACTGACGCGTCGCCGAGTTCATTACTGGCGTCTTTATACGGAGCAACCTTCGATCTGATTAATGCTTCAACATCATCAAGATTACTGCCTGTACTAGACAGATCGGTTGTAGTTGGAGTATTCAGAATTTCATCCATACTCTTTCGAGTATTCTTCGCCGTCGGTATCAGCTTATCATCCGTTTCCTTCTGAATATCATCAGCAATGTCGTCAATCTCTTCACCAGCATTTGCTTTTTTACCGAAATTCTTTATCGTCTTTCCGATCCATTTGATGCCATCAATAATAGCATCAATGATACCACCAAAGATAGCAGCAATACTTTCAATCAAGAGAGCTGTAAGGTTTTCAAGAGCACTTGGTAAATGTTCTCGTAGGGCTATAACTGTATCATCGATACCAGCGACAAAAGCTGCAATAGCATAGCCAAGACCATCAACAATACCCTTAATGATAGCGTACATAACAATACCAATTGCTTTTGTAGCATCATCCTCATGGCCAATGACATTCTCGATCATTGCATCAAGAGACTTTGCAAATGTCGCACAAGCAGCTGCTACTAAGAACAGGCCAAGACCGAATAGAGCAACTGCTCCGGAAATCATTAGCAAACCAGTACCAAGACCAATTAATGCTTTCTGACCAATCCAAGCCAAACCGATAAAAACTGCAAACACTAAGCAAAAGCCAGCGATTGCCGCGATTATAGTAGTTGCGTGTGCCTCAAGCAACGGAGCAGCCAAAGCAAGTACAGTAATAGCTGCGGCAAATATCAATAAGCCAGCCGCTAAGCCAATAAGTGCAAGTATTGCAATGCCCAACTCTTTAAAAGATACTGATGCTTTGCTCATTACGTCAGCGATCATTCCGAACAAACCAACAACGGCAACTAATCCAGCCAATGCTAGAATTACTCCAAGCAAACGTTCCGTTGGAACAGCGGCAAGACCAATCAACGCCGGTGTAAGCACCCAAATAGCAAGCGCTAACACACCAATAAGAACCGAAATCTGAACAAGCTCCGTATCTTGTATAAGGTATTTAACAACAAGACCGAGACCCGCAACCGCTAGGCCAATAAGACCTATAATCTGTACGAGTCGATTGAACCCGGTCTCAAAGTCCTCCATGCCAGCAAGATCAAGACATGCTTTAGCTAAACGATTTACACCTATTGCCATGGCGGTTATTAGTCCAGAAATTTTCATAAAGGACTTTTCTCCACCAGAAATGGCTATGTATTTCTTAATTAGTGCCAAGAAACCAACGAGTGCGAGTAATATCATACCAAGAGAGAATAAACCTTGCCAGATCTGTTCCCATTTCATACCGCCAAGCTTCATAACAACACCGGCAAGTATTGCAACAGCTGTTGTTAACGAGGCAATTAGCATAGCGGTCGATGCATTCTTTAAGAAGGACTTGATAGATGCATTAAGAGTCTCACCAAATTCCTTAATCGTCTCCACCATGTTCTTTCCAGTCTCACTAAGCTGTTCTGCAGCTTTATCAGGGCCATCATCATCTTTTTTACCCATCTTAGCAAAAATACCTTTAACTGCGATTATGAGTAATAATAATACAAGAATGGCCCCAAGAGCGCCAACAGCAGCCTGAAGTTTTTCTTCAGGAACAAGTGATAGCAATATCAGAGAGGCGGCAATTAAAGCAATACCTTCTGCGGCTTTGAACAATGCCTGAGCAAGAATCTGATACTTAGCAGCCTTAACTGACTTGGCAAAATTAGAAAGAATATTACTGAAACTATTGATAATAATGCCAAACAGATTAGAACTCTTATGAAAGTTCTTAAGTAGTTTAGCAAGGGTTCCTAAGAAATAGACACTGAGACCGGCCCTGAAAATATCAATAACGTAGTCCCAGTTAAAACCCCTAATACCCTCGACAAGACCAAGTAAACCACCGGTAACAACCGTTTTAACTTTCTCAAATAGACTTCCAGCCTCAGCTTTCTCGTCCATTGACTGTTCCGGAAACAATGCACCATAGATTTCTTTGATCTTATTAACAACCGTTTCTAGAATATCAGTACGAATCTGGTTGATATTATTTATTAGTTCTTTAGCTGCATCAACAATCCCCCAGAAGAAATCGGTAAGACTTGTTGTATCTAGAGACTTAACGTCTTCAGTAAAGCCATGAAAAGCACCTTTAACCTTATCGATTACGTCACCAAATGACGAGTTACTAATGGCCGTCTGGATCATCCCTATGAGCCCGCCAAACTTGTCCTGAATGGTCTTGAAGACGTCACTCTCTGCAATGTTTTCTTTAATATTAGAAATGATCCCTGAAAGTACTTTATAGATTTGTGTGTTCTTTATTTTTGTCTCAAGATCACTAATACCTTTAAGAATCGCCTCGACCGGTTTAGACTTTGTGATTGTCTGTACGAGCTTGTCAAACTTGTCTTTAACGTAGTCAACAAATCCACCCCAATCTTTGAAAGCACCAGAGATGTTAGCGACTTTCTTTTTAGCTTCTTCTAAACTAAGACCTTGCTTTACAAACTCTTCAACCTGATCTTTTACGGACGCAACGTCATCTGCGGCGTCCTTAGCTTTATCAAAAGACTTAAAGAAATCATCTACTGACTTCTTAATCTTCTTTATCGTTCCATTAGTCGATAAGAACTTCTTAATCTCGGTAAGAGCACCAAGGAATTTCTCGGTAAGAAAGCTAACGATCGGATTCATCGTCTTATAAAAGCTCTTAAGGGTTTTCTTAAGATTACCGAAACCTTTCACTGTCAACTCTATAGCCTTGACAAACTTTTTAGCAAGATAATCACCAAGCCGCTTCATTGCTGCTCCAAGATTCTCAAACCCGAGAGCTTTAGCAGCAGCTTCGCCAAATACTTTAAGTTTCCCATAAGCAGTTGATATGAAGTTACTAATAGCAATTATAGCCTTCTGGAAACCAGCGCTAAAAGCTTGCCCTATGCCATTACCGACAATTCCGAACTTGGCAAATGCACCAGATTTTACAAGCTTATCAACCAAACCAATAGTCTTCTTAAGAATACCGGTTACAAAGTCAATAGCTCCGCCAATAACGTTTACAATATCGTCAGCAAGAGCATACAACTTCATCTGAAGACCACCTTCAGTAAGAGCATAACCAATTCTTGAGATTAAGAATATAACAAGCCTAGCGGCTCCGGCAACAGCTTTAACCAATGGAGGCAATACTTTACTAGCTATACCTCTAACAATTCTAAATATAAATCTTGCAGGGATAAGAATCGCCTGTGTAGACTGGTAGATCTCTTCCAGGAAGTGTCTGCTTGATTCGATCTCAGGATTAAATTTCTCCCTGACCATTGCAGTTAGGTCTCTAAATCTGTAAGAGAGAACTATCAGGAAGTCGCTGATTCTCTTAATCGTTACCAGATTCCCAGCAAAACCTTTTCGATCTGAAAAGAACTTAGCTGTTTGTTCGAAGTTCTGCAGGTATCTATGGCCAAACAGAGTTTCCAGAGCGAGACCGATGTATGAAGTAATGTCTCTGAAAATATAAAAGACATTCTTAAGTCCATCCAGCATAGCCGTATGTCCACCAGCTGCTTTCCATAACTCAAGAATACCGTTTCGTGTGTCGGAAACACTCTGAATAATTCCGCTGATTACTTCGTTTACGTTTGTCCAAAGAATCTTAGCATGTTCGAGGTCGCCAAACAGAATTTCAAATGTTGTAGCCCACCCGGAACCAACGGCTTCCTTCAAAGAATCCATCATCTTTGTATAGGTAGTTACTTCCTGAGCTGCATCGAACGCCCTAGCTCCAACTTCAGTAGTTTCATCAGCATAACGGGCAAGAGTTTCTACAAGAACGTCTGTCGTCATCCACTGATTATTCAACGACTCATTGAAACCAGTCGTCGATGTGAACAAATCTGAAACTTTACCTTGGGCATTTGTAGTGGTGGTAACATAACCGCCCTCTTTTTTTACAACCGTCCCTAGAGCAAGAGCAGTCTTTAAAAGTTCTTCTTTAAACTCAACCGTAGCCATGTTGGCTGTTTCAATTGACTTCCAGTCAATAAGCTTAACCGAACCAGATGACAAAGCCTGAGCGAAGTTATACATAGCTCTGGATGCATCGTTTGCGTTTGCTCCAGAAAGAGCAGCCTCATTTGAAATACCCTGAATTGCAGTAACCGCCTTGTCCAGATCGACACCAGCATTGGTGAACTTACCAATACTTGAGGTCATGTCTGAGAATGAGTAAATAGTTTTGTCTGAGTACTCGTTAAGTTCTTGCAGATACTTATTAACTGTATCAATATCAGCACCTGAAGAACTCATAATTGTACGAACGGAATCCATCTTAAGCTCGTACTCACGGAAACCTCCTCCTATCTGATCGATAGAAAGAGATTTAACCATGTTAGCGCCCCAGTCGATAGCTCTCTGCGTTAGATTCTCAAATACCTGGAAACCAAACGACTGCATCCGATTAAGTGACTCACTGATGGAGTGAACCTCGTCAACCAAATGATTAAAGTTAACCTGATCGGCAGCAACCTGGAGTTGTTTTAATCCTTTCTTTCCGCCATCAAAGCTGGTGGCTTTATCGAGTCTATCAAGATCGTCAATAGTCTGTTCAACACCCTTAGCGAAGCCGGCATTATCAAACTTCATTTCGACGATCCGTTGTTCAACACTAGTGCTCATGACTTAGTCACCTCCTCCCAGGCAGATTTTGCTATGGCATCAAATATTGGTTTTAATGCAGGATTTATGTAATCCCTTCCGGAAATCCAACCACCATCTCTGGTGGCATGTCCGTATTGTATTAATAAGGCAATGGGGATCGATCTATTTGTATTCGAATTCAACCATGTGATAGTTACTGAATCACGAGTTTCTTCTATTTCGTAATACCAAGAGTCTGCAGTTTTTCCTGTATCTTTAGGAGTTGCTTCTCTTAATGCATCAACCCCCATTTGCCCATACTTATCAAGTTTACTTATAAAGTTTCTTTTCTTTAAATTAGCTAAAAAATTCTTAGTTCCTTTAAAGTTACCAGAATATGAATAGCTTATTGTAGGAAACTTATTGCTCATACTTACCCCTTTGAGCCGAACTTGGCACGACGTGCTTTGTTGATTGCGTCATAGTAATCCTGGGTTTGCTTGAATCCTCGCTTCTTTGGCGGTGCATTCTTAATAGCGCAAACCTCAATTAAAGTAAGCAGCCGATTAATGGGCCACTTCTCAAACTCTTTGGGTATGTTCTGAGCGATCATACTGTAATAGATTAATTCAGACGTTACAATTTCACGACTATTGCTTTTAGCATGTTTACTAATTGTTGTAGCTGTCTGTTTCTTATCAATGTATGCCTTGATCTCTTGTAGGTTTTCGTTTGTTAAAATACCATACACATGTGGATCAACATTCTTGGTTAAAGTCATACATTTAATGTAGTGAAGTACCTGCTCATTTGTTTTGGGCGTCTTTGAGAAGAATGGTATCTCCCACTCAGACTCCCATTTTGAAATGGCGACTAGCGAATGCTCCAGTAGCAAAGTAGTTTCTTTTACTGGGATGAATTCATTCGTTTGCGGATTGAATAATTCGCCAGCTGGAACCACGATTGTCTTTGGCATACGCTAGCCTCCTTTCTCTTAATGTTTTACAACCGACAGATCCGGCCGCTGCCCTGTGTTACTCTTCATATCCTTCGGCAGGATAGCCTCCAAGAACTTAGCTGCGTACTCTGCATCGGTTGCTAGCTTCATATACATGAGCGGATAAACCGGACTGTACTTGAATCTCTTCTGAGCCTCTTCGTCCTTGATGAACAAACGACCATCTTCGGAACGCTCGCCATGAGCTTTGAGAATGATCTCTTCAAAGAGAGAAATGATTCTTGCTCCATTCTGCTCCTGGGTAATCTTCTCAACGGTGTCCTTGAGAGTGCCGACGGAACTGAAATTGAGCTGCATTACTTCCGGTTCTGAAAGCTGGAAATAGTGGTCTTCTTTACGTTTAACGCCAAAAAAGTCTTCAAATTCAAAGGTTTCTTTAAACATAGTTCTCCTCCTTAGTTTTGCAACTTTGTCCTAATTTTGTCCTAAAAATCCTAAAAATCCTATTGACTATTTTCATTTTT